TCTGCACCAATGCTACCAAGCGCTTGCAATGCAGCTCCTGGGTCACTAAATAATTCTTGAACAAGTGCGCCTGGATCTTGAACTAATGCTACCTGTGCTGCAACTTCAGCCGTAATTACTAGAGCATTTCCGCTTTCATCTGTTCTAACCTCAACTGGAGTGGTTGGAGGTAAGTCTTTATACTCAATTCCTGATGACTGAATTTGTTGTGCTGTAACGGCTTGTCCAGACTCCAATGCCTTTTCAATTAATACAGCTGCAACTTCTGTCTTTTGTTCTTTAGTTAATTCTTTGCCTGACTCAGCAGCTTTTTTAGCATCTTCAATTGCTTTGTCTTTTGCTGCCTGCTCTGCTTCTTTAGCTGCTTTCTCTGCTGCTATTTTATCTTCAGCAGCCTGCTTCTTTTCTGCTTCTGCTTTAGCATTGGCTTCTTCTTGAGCTTTTTTCTCTGCCTCAGCCTTTGCTATTGCTTCTTCATTAGCTTTCTTTTCTGCTTCTAATTTAGCATCAGCCTCTGCTTTTTCTTTTGCAGCTTGCTCAGCTGCTAATTTTTCTGCTTCTGCTTTTTCAGCATCTGCTTTTGCTTGTGCATCTTTTTCTGCTTGAATTCTTGCATCTTCTTCAGCCTTAGCTTTTGCAGCCTCTGCTTCTTTTGCGGCTTGCTCTGCTGCTATACGTGCATCTTCTGCAGCCTTAGCTTCTGCTGCTGCTTTTTCTTCTGCAGCCTTTGCTGCAGCAATTGCTGCTTCTGCTGCAATTCTATTTGCTTCAGCCTGTGCTGCTAATTCTGCTGCTCTTGCTGCTCTTGCTTCTGCTGCTGCGGCTTCTTGTGCTGCTTGTGCAGCTGCAGCTTCTGCAGCTCTTTGTGCAGCTAACGCTGCTGCTTCTGCGGCAGCTTGTGCTGCTGCTTGCTGTTCTGCATAATAATTTGTAGCAGTTTGAGCAGCATTTGTCATTGCATTTACTGCTGCATCAACCTTAGTTATTGCTGTATTAGCAAGGGTATCTGCTGCTTGAACTGTTGCTGTAGCAGTTTGTGTGAGCTGATTTAATGTTGCAACTTCTTCTGCCTTTACCTCTGTCTTATCGGCAACCACCTCTTCTGCTGCAGTCTTTTGTGTAGTAAGAGTATTAAGTACTGCAGTATCATTATTAAGAGTTGTCTGTGCAGTAGCAACTGCAGCAACTAATACTGGATCTTTTGTTACTACTGTAGTTGCAAATGCCTCGTTAACTGGAGTAGTAAAATATCCACTTCCGTCTTGTCTCATTATTAACCATCCAAGTATAACTGCTGATCCACCACCATTTTCATAGTACCAGATAGTAAAATCCTGTTGCTTATCTACAGTTGTGTTATAGGTTGGAGAATACTGACTCCAGCCTCCGCCTTTATCAATCCACTCATTAATTGCAAGCTGACCATCAACATACATCTTTGCACCATCGTCTGAATGAATTGCATACTTTACTGTAACGGCTTCTTCTGGAACAGTTATTGTTCCTTCAAATTTTACAATTACATTGTCTACTCTGCCAGAATTAAATACTTGTCCGCTCCCAAACTGGTGAGCTATATAGCCAACAGTTGTTGTTGAAAGTGGTGTAGCATTTTCTGCTGGAATTGGTGGCTGCTGTCCACCAGGGGATGCATATGTTGTTACTTGAATTCCATTAGTTGTTGTTTCTACAGCTGAAGCATCGGCTGCAGTTTGTGCTGCAGCAAGGTTAGTGGTATCTGTGGCAACTACAGCAGTTTGGGATTCAACCTGTTGTGTCACTGTATTTAAATTTGCTTGAGCGTTATTTAGATTTGTTGTTGCTGTGGCAACTACTGCAGTCTGTGACTCAACTGCTACCTGAGCGTTTGCTGCAACTGTTACAGCAGTCTCTGCTGACTGAATTGCTGTCGTAGCTTCTTGTATCTTGACTGTTGCTTCTGCAACAGCGGTTGCAATAGGCTCTTGTGTTGTAGCAATTTGAGCTGCTGCCTGAGTATCTGTGTTTGGTACATTTGCTTGAATTGTAGATATGATCGCATTGCCTTGTGTTTCGGCTGCTGCTTGTAGTGTATCTGCTGCCGCTTCTACTTTATCTGCAACTATCTCAACTGTAATAGGAGTAGTTGCTGTGGCGGTATCTGAAGATGGATTTGCTGGAGTTACTTGAACTGTTGGCTCATCAGCATTTGCTATGCTTGGTCCAAAAAGGAAAAGCCAGCCAATTATAAAAAGGCTGGTTAAAGAATACTTTATCTTTCTAGTCAACTAGGTATCTCCTAAGTAAAACAATATTTTTGTTTACTTAGTAATTATACCAGATGTATTAGTTTAATTAAGGTTGAATTTCGTAAAATCCGCTTATGTCAAAGTGTGTTGTGTTATGTGCCCAAGATACTGGTGTACTATACTTCCAAGCAAGGTCTGTTGTACTTCCTGAATAGTATAATTTACCGATTGTGCTACTTGTAGCAGTATCTGTAATTGATGCAATATGATATCTTGAATCTGTGTTAGGATTGTGAAGAGTTCCTGCACGAGATGTAAATGTTTGTCTTGCTGGAAATGGAAGAGTAAACTGATATTGTCCAGTTCCCAAATTTGTATAGCCGTTAAAATCAACATTAATACAATAGAATATAATGTTTCCTACTCTATTATAGTTTCCTGTGTATGTGTGTCCCGCCAAAGTTCCTGTTGAATCTGTAAACTGTGCATCCCATGAACCATTAATGAGTACTTGCTGACCTGTTGTTGTGTATGAAAATGGCATTATCTCTCCAAAATCATAACAGCAACTGATGCTGTTCCTACTGCATAGATCTTGTCCTCTGCTGATAGATCTGCACTCCAGATTTGCCCTGCGGTTAGTTTAATTCCATAATTTGAAGAAGTTACTGACTCATTTCCAATGTACATGGATGCAGAAACATCTGTATTTTGAACTGATATGGTGTTTGGTCCATTAACAGCATCGTCAATTGTAAGTTGTTGAGCAGTTCCACTCAATGTTAAATTTCTAGTTCTTAGCATAGTGTCTCCTAATAGGGTTTACCCTAGATATAGATTATACCTTATTTAGCGTTATCGGTCTTATAAAAGCCAGTGCCCTTAAACTGTATTCCAAAAGGGGTGAAGTGTCTGGTCATGCTTGACTCACACTCTTCACATAGATATCCTGGATCATCTTCAGAAATTGAGCGGGTAACAGAAAGCAATGCATGCGAATCATCTTGCTCACACTTATATTCATATACTGGCATTTATGCTCCCGTTATCTTCTTAACCATAGAATGGATTCTATAGCTTTCTTTATCTATCTCTGCCCTGCTAATCAAAATATCTGTGATTCCCTCTGACTTCATGGCTTCTATAGACTCTATTATCTCATTTTCTGTACCAAAAAGGCAAGACTTTTTGCCCATATCATCTGGCAGCTGATCATATATTTTTTGTGCTTCCTCTTTAGTCTCCCGCACTATAACTATACAGGCAACTAATACCCGTTTAGTTTTAATCTTATTCTTCAGGCTATCCTTGTAGCTTGAATACATTGATAGATGTGCATCAGCATATTTGTTAGCATTATCAATTGTTTTTTCAGAGGTACCGCTTACTATTATTTCTGGTTTATTTTTTAACAGTGGCAACCCAATAAACTTCTCTAGCCATTCGGAAGTATACTGTACACGGTCTTCATGTGTTCTTAAAAGATCTGACACTGCAACAACATCTGACCTGCTTGTTTCATCAGAATGTATATCTCCAGCAGCAATATTTAGTATTAATCTATTTGGAGATATCTCGTTAAATCCCTCGCACATCATTGCACAGTATTCTGGGCTAATTGCGTATGTTCTCATTGCAATCATATACTTTAATCTGTGCTCTGGGTTGATTATATTTGCTATCTTTACCCAATAATCTGAAAGCTTTGAATGATATACAGTTAATACAGAATAGTATCCAGAGTAGTCTAATACATTTGAAAGTGTTCTAAGTTCTTTTGGGCTGCTGCCATCGAATCTTTGCATCCAATGAATATTCAAAGCTTCCCCTTAATTATAGGAGCAGTTTAGAGACTTGCTCAGGTCCCATCCAAGGGGTAGCGACCCTCGATTTTACCTGCGACTGCCCGATGAAGGGATGCAGGTTTCTATTATACTACTACTTGACTTTAATAGTCTTTGGCTTCTTCTCTTCTGGAACAATTCTTTCTACATTAATATGTAGCATTCCATTTAGAAAATCTGCACCAGTTACTTCCATATATTCACCAAGAGCGAATGTGCGAGTAAATTTTCTTGTGGCAATGCCCTTATGAATAACTTCTCCCTCTGCTCCTTCTCCAACTTCTCCTTTTATAATTAAGGTTCCGTTGTCTACCGACACGTCAATATCTTTTTTATCAAAGCCTGCAACTGCAAGGTCGACTCTAAATGAATCTTCATCTAGCTTAATGATATCGTATGGTGGGTATGCCTGATGTGATGCTATATTGTGAACTGAATTTAAACGGCTCCATGTGTTATCGAAACCAATAAAAAAGGGATCCTTGAAAAGGTCCCATGTGTATGTTTGTACCATTTTATTTCTCCTTTATAAGCAAATAAATTAATATACGGGCCCCCGAAGGCGACCCGTATATCATTATATCAAAAAACTTTTTTAAAGTCTATTTCTTTTTAGCCCTAATTTTTGCAAGCGCTTCGAAGTCTTTGACTTTAGTCTCTCCTAAGTAGCCCCAGGCATATCCATCTGCAATCATTTGTTCATTGACTGAAACTTTAGATCCATCTAAATATAGCCATCCCAAAATACGTCCATATTTTTCTGATGAATCCATTTTTTCTGTCTTGATTACAACATCTTTAGCATCTTTAATCTTAGACTTCACATACTCTTTGGCCTCAAGTCCTAAAACTTTTTCAGCTTTATTAGTTGTTCTACTTTCTGGAGTATCAATTCCAGCTAGCCTAACTCTTGAACTAAATGATATGTCAAAACCTAGATCAATCTCTACGTCTATTGTATCTCCGTCTACAACGTTAGTTACTTTCTTAACATGGTATTCGTACATTACTTCTTCTTAACTTCAGCCTTCTTTACAGGAGCCGCTTTCTTTACTGCTGGCTTATCTGACTTTGGCTTGACTGCTTGGCCAAATGCTGGACGACCAAATCCTACAATGAATACTGGCTGTGATTTACGAAGCTTTGAGCCATTTTTCTTTTTGTATGCACGGTTCTTAAGACATGCTTGTCCGCCGTTTCTTTGATCTCCCTTTTTATCTGGGCTGGTATTTCCTTCTGCAACATCAACTGTTCCATCTGCATTAACTGCAGTAACAATTCCTACATGAGAAATTCTATCGACGCCATCGTTTGGGAAATCAAAATAGGCAATATCTCCAACTGCTGGTGCCGCTGTTTCTACTGGCTGCCATGTTCCTGCTTTAATAAATGCTTGTGCACCTGCTGGCGTATAAACTGTATTAGGCATCTTAACTCCAGCCTCGTTTGCACACCAATTAACATAGCTTCCGCACCATGGCTGGAAGTTAGCCTTTGTAAACTTACCGTACTTTGTTTCATTATCTTTTGGGCCCTCAATATATCCAATTTCGCCCAAAGCTACTTCTACTAATCTTGCTGCTGATCCTTGTACTGCTGCCATTTTTATCTCCTAGTTATTTTAATTTTAGCTATTACTAAATTATATCATATAATATACGTAATATTTTTATCTTATCTTCTCTTATAAGCTTACGCTTTATCTCTTCGTATAACTCTACAAAGTCGATGTTTGAAAACTCATAATATTTTTGAAGGGATTCTTTATCTGGTGCCCCCCAAAAGCCTAGTTCATCTCCCAAAAGCAGATCTTTGATTCTTCTTATACCACTGTAATCAAATTGATCGTACTCATCGGCCAGCTTCTTCTTGTATTCATCAGCATATTCCTTAAAGTCTATACCAGAAGCTGGTTCCATTTTAAACTTTTTATCCATATGCCATGCAATGTTTTCTCTAATAGTAACAATTTTATATCCTCTAGTAAATGCTCTTAAAGAAAATATAACCTCGTCTGATGCCCATGGTATTAGTGGGTCATACAGAATATCTTTAATTATGTTTGATTCGGAAAACATAAAATGACCAGATACACCTAATTGTTCTAGGTATGTATCTTCTGGCTTCCAGTCACCTTGGTACCCCGCCATAATTGGAAACAAGCTGTTGGCACATGTACTTATGTCTGCATACTGAAGGCTGGCTGGAACATTAAATTCTGGATCGCATCTCTCCATGTTGTAGGGATCACAATCTTCATACTTATTATTAATGAATAGCTTAGGTCTTCCATCTATTTCGTTCCAATGCATTAAGTATTTAGTTATAATAACTTTTTCATGATCTTTTTTAATTTCATTATATCTAAAGACGATGTCCTCATCCCAATTTTTTTCAAATAGCATATGTGCGTCAACCTGAAGAATATATTTACAGTCTTTTGGACAGAGCAAGCTGGCTGATAGTCTTCCATATCCAGTTCCTAATGGATTAGAGTACTTAAGATTTAAAAATCTAACCTGATTAGAATACTCTCCAAATGAATAAGATGCTTCATCGGGATAAACGTTATGTATACCAATAACTACATCATCAGGATATTTTGCATTTGATATTGCACTTTTTACTGTTTGATATAAATATTTTTCATCATAACTTCCCATTGAAATAAATATTTTATTCATATTATTATTATACCATTTCTATCAAGTGCCTCCAGACAGGCTCGAACTGTCGACCCGCAGATTAAAAGTCTGCTGCTCTACCAACTGAGCTATAGAAGCTTGGAGCGGATGATGAGAATCGAACTCACCCCTTCTGCTTGGAAGGCAGAGGCACTACCAATATGCAACATCCGCATAGTGCCCCCGACAGGATTCGAACCTGTGGCCTAAACATTAGAAGTGTTCCGCTCTTCCTCTGAGCTACGAAGGCTTGTGCTTAATGATACCATTGGCATATAAAATTGTCTATAGTTGCTTCGAATTTAAATATGATAGAATTAATACATGTTCTCAGACAACCCTAATATAATTAACTACAACAATAAGGTATTCCACTACAAAAACTTTATATCTAAAGAAGATGTTAAGTATATAAATGATTTAATGGAACCATACAGAGAAAAGCCAGAGTCTTTTAATACTGACGTTAATACTATTGATTGGTATAACGACAAAGAAGGACCTCAGATGCCAGAGCTGATTAGGATATGGGATCAAATATCAGAGTTTCTTGCGCCAGAATTTGTAGTTCACCCTCAACAAAATTTAGCGGTGCTTCGTCCAGGAGATGAAGGGATGTTTGTCCATAATGATAATCCTGGAGAAGGAATGGATGATCTTTTAACTCAAGAAGACAGGTGGCACACATGCTGTGTTCTTTCTTATGGCGTATGCGTTTACTTTGGAGAGTTTGAAGGAGGCGCAGTTTACTACCCTCACATAAATAGAGATGGAACTCCAGCCAATGAACCAGTTGAAGATCATTTGATTGTAAATGTTCAACCTGGTGACCTAGTAATACATTGGGCTCAGCATCCATACGAACATGGGACTCACTCTATATCTTCTGGAATTAGATATGTATATAGCAACTTTGCCTTAAGAGCAGAAAAAAATCCAGGAACATTCCCAGCATGGGGAACACAAGAAGACTTAGATAGAAAAGCTAACGGCACATGGATGGATGTAATCTGTGATCGCCATGAACACTAGACTATAATATATCCTGGATGTTTAATCACATAATCTAGATAAGAGTACCTTGTGCCAGAAATTACTGGACTGATATCAAAACTTGTGGGCTTAAATATAAGCAAATCGTTTCTTTCTGGCTGGTAATCAAAATCATAGTCTAAAAATGATAACTTACCTCCAGTAAAATCTCCCGCATAATAAGACAGAACATATTCTATTGAATTTGGTAGAATATTATTGTATACAGGAACGCTGTCTCCTGTCTGAAGCCTCATAAAATTACCATGACTTAATATCCAGTATGTTGGACTTACAAAATTTATTATTGAGTCATGAAATTCTCTAGGCAAAAAATCTAAACTTAATTTATTATGCCAAATACTAGCGGAGTGATCATCATACTGATAGTTATAATGAGTATTCCATTCATCTTCACCCATTTCCATTAAATCTTTTTCAATGCCTTTAATGTCATGATAAAAATTTTTATATAGATATATATCTTCACCTAATTTTATTGGATTAGATTCAGGAAATTTTAAGCTTTTATTACTCATAGGGGGCCCTCTATTCTTTTAACTATAAGATTACTAAGTAAATCATGATACCTAGTACCTGGATGACAATCATCTTTTGCAATTTCCCAATAGGGTAAATTATTAATATTTTTGTGATCATTTTCTTTTAAGAATTTAATTTCAAACAAATTATTAAAATTACATTCTAAATATATTTGATAATCTTTGTTGTCATAAGTGCTCCACATCAAATTAATATTTCTAGAACTACATATGTCTTCTAGCATATTTATCATATCTATATTTTTTAACATATTTTCTTCTGCAACAAAATTTTTATAAAATCTATGTTTTTCATATTGTGAAATTTTAGAATTATTTACAACCCATTCCATTTCCTGCATAGCTCTATTAAATAAATTATTTTTTTTATCATACATAATTGATCTTTGTGAGGTTGGTAATATCATTATTAAATAGTTTGGGGCCCCATATTTTCTAATAAATGCAACTGCATTTTTAATTGATTGATGAATTGATGCACCAGACCAAGCTACGTTATAAATTTGTGAGTCAAAGCTAAGCTTATTCTTTAACATGTTTGGATAACAATACTCTTCTGGTAGGCTGTCTCCAAAGGTGAAGGAATCACCGCTAAATAAAATATTAAAATCTTTTTTATTAAAATTATCAAAATCCTGTGAGCGAAACATATCTTTATTTACAATATATTTTATTTCTGGGCCGTCTATTATTTTGGGAGAACCAATTAGACATTCATTATTATTAAAATTCATATCAACATCAAATATGCCAATAAAATTACGGTCATATTCTTTTTTAAATTCCATATTATCCCCTATCAATCATCTTCGTACATCCCGTATGCTTTTAGTATTATCTTTGCTTCTTCTGACACGCTTATAGATGCTTCCAGGTTTTCATCATACTCTATTTCAACCAAACCCTTTTCATACAGATCTAATATTGTATTATCTATATATTCTATGTGAGCCTCCCACAGTTCGGGAGCTAGGTCCTTTGCTTTTTCTGTGATCTCAAATAAGAACTCGCCGTCCTCTTGAATTCCAGATACTTCGACAGCACCAATTTCAATATAATAGTCTAACTTTTCTTTATCTTCCATAATACTATTATATACCTTTCTGTGTGGCAAGTAGGACTTGAACCTACGATTACCGAATTATGAGTTCGGGGCTTTAACCAACTAAGCTATTGCCACTAGTTGTTAAAGTATATCTATATAACTAAATTTCGTCAATAGGTAGTGATCTATAAAATGCTTCTGCAACGTGAATATGAAAATGAACTCCTGGATGTGCGTAATCAATACCCCTATCCCTGTCTCCAGCTCTGTCCCATAACAAAGTATTGCTTGCGAGCTCTTCATTGTGGCATAGATCATCATATCCTTCATCTAATAAAATAAAATTACTATACTGATTTGAATACTTATCTTTAATTTGATTTATTGCTAAATTTAAATCTTTGTCCCAGGTTGTCCAATAAAATTTAATCTTCGCTGCTGCACAATATTGTTCGAACGCTAATATGTTTTTTATTGCTGTCCAATATGTTATGTCTATAGACAAAATATTTTCTGCAAGGTGTGGCTTTTCTGAATATTTTGGTTTTTCTGATAAATTTGTATTAGTAATAATGATATCTTCTATGTACCCGCTACCGTCAATTGAGTATTCTTTGTTTATTGGGCTTGAATTGTATTTACTGCTAGACACATTTCTTTCTGAAATAATAATGTGTTTGTTTATTGGTAGTTCAAACCTATCAAAATCTGGGAACAAACAAAAAACATACTCTGGATTTCCATACTCTCTAAAGTAAGAGTATAGGTTGTTTATTATTGATGAAACAGATTTGCCAGGAAGTGCCAGATTAATATACTTTTTATTAATTTTTTTACCTAAAATATCAGTCCATAAGCTTTCATTTTTTAATCCCATGCCGTATGTAAAAGAACAGCCAGAAAATATAATGTCTGGTGAATTATAAAACTCTTCAGATCTATACTGTAAAGAATTTAGATTATAAAAAGACTCACTGCTTACAATAAGATTATCTTCTGTCAATATTTTATACTCTGTAGATGAATGTGGAACATCTATGTTATTAAAAAATAAACGATCAACTACGTCTTCTTCGTAATCATAATGCTTTGATGGCTGCCCTAGAATTGCTTTTGAAATTGTCATCTTAAAATCTTCATTCCATATTCAGATTCCCAGTTAGCAACATCTATTTCGTCATTTAGCAACGGCTGACCTTTAATGTTTAAGCTAGTATTCAACAGCATTGGAACTCCAGTTTTTAAATAAAACTTATTTATTGCTCGCCATAACCCTCTATGTTGTTCACGGCTAACTGTTTGAACTCTTGAGGTTCCGTCATGATGCACAACAGAAGGCACCAAATATGGCTTTAAACACTTAATAGTATATTGCATATATGGACTACTAAAGTTCATATCAAACCAACTTGAGGCATGCTCTTCTAAAACAACTGGTGCAAACGGCCTAAACAATTCCCTTTGTTTAATTAAGTTTACCTTATCTTTTATATTTGGATCTCTTGGATCAGCAAGTATACTTCTATTTCCAAGTGCTCTTGGACCATACTCCGCCCTACCAGATGCAACTGCTACTATGCCATCCTTAAGTATTCCATCAACGATATCTTGAACTGGATATGTGCCGCCAAGATCATAACCTAAATATGGATCTTTCCATTCAATATGTTTTCCATACAAAGCAGCTGCTGCGCCCAAAGAACTTCCAGCATCACCTGGATTTGGCATTATCCAAACATCTTTAAATATCTTCCAAAGAAGTGTATTAGCTGATGAATTTAATGCACAGCCTCCCATAAAAACTAAATTAGATTTACCAGTCATCGACTTTGCCATACGCATAAAATCGTTAAGCCTTTGTTCATAAACCATCTGAACTGATGCTGCTATGTCAAACTTATCTTCTTCTGAAACCCAGCCCCAATCCGTAATTCCTTTATGAAAATTATATTTTTGGTTAGTGTATGATGGAAAATAGTCATTAACTTTTTTATAATACTTGGTCCAATCTCCATATGCCGCCATACCCATCATAATATATTCTTCTTGATTAGGCATTAATCCTATGAGTTGAGTAAATGCTGAATAAAATAAACCGAAGCTTACTGGATGATTCTGCTTATACTTTAATTTAATATTATTTTCTTCACCCACCCAAATGGTAGAGGTATTGTATTCACCAATTGCATCAAGCACTACAATAACAGCATTATTAAATTGGCTTGTATAATAGCCTGCTGCAGCATGAGAATGATGGTGGCTAAATGATTTTCTAGGAACATTGGGAAGATTAAACCTTGGCTTCCATTCCCCCACACCACCCTTTAAAAATAGCCTAGAGGCCTTTAGAAGCGGTTTTTCATAGTATGCTATATGATCTGGTACCCCGTATGATAAAGCATCCTTAACTAAACTATCATTAATATACCAGTCATTTTTTTGCTTACTGTATCTTTCCGAATGGCCTGCAAAAAGTATCTCACCATCTTTAATTAAAGAAATGGATGCGTCATGGGATGTTTCATTAACGCCTAATATAATCATTAATAAATAAACCTATCCCTTTTTTTCTTAAATCTTGTTTTAATTTTAAAATAAAATAGATATAACTTTATATATATATTATTCAGCACTTATTGTTCTTTCAACTATGTCTTGAACATATTCAGAAAAATGCTTGCGGATGCTCCCTTGAGGTCTTGATCCTATCACAGACCAAATTCTTTTATATTCCATAACATTTGAAAATGTTGTAGGGCAAAGCATTACTCCGTTATACTCTCTGAGAACCGTTGGAAGAGGAACATGCTTTCCGCAACATTTGCACTCTTTAGCTTTTTCTTGGTATTGACTCATAATATTTGCATCCTGTCCATGGCTTCTCTTAAGTTATCTGGCATTCTTGGCGCCCTAATCATATTTTGTACGAACTCTTCGTCTTTATTTTTTACACCAAAGTCGTTGTCATAGGACATGGATTCGTATGTATGTATATTAACTTCTTGATCCATGTTTGGCCGTGTTCTACTTATTGAATTAAATATAGATCCACAAACAGCGTCTGCTAAGTCTTTGGATCCTTTTCTTGGGTGATCAACTCTATCTCTCATAATTTTTAATTGAAGCAATTCATCAATTAATAATGGTATATGCGGTCCATTTAATCTTTCTTCTAAAACAATCATGGCCATATCATCATAATGTTTTTTAGCAACAGATAAAATCTCTGTATTAATGCCATATTGTTTAAGTTGCTGCATCATATCATGAGAGTTCCATCTGTCAAATGTGCAAACTCCTATGTTAAACCCTCTGCTTCTTAAAGACAAGATATAGTCTTTTACTTCAGTAAAGTCTACAGATTTATCTGGAGTCGGAGTCCAATACCTTACAGCATCTACGCTTACAATTGGAGCTGGCTGTGAGTATTCATTAGTAATCTTTACATTAACCCATCTATCTACGTGTGCCAAAGAGACTGCACAATGATCATGCTTTTGTGCAAGGTCAACATGGATAAAGTATTTCTTTTCTGGGTCTGGCTTAAACCAATCTTCTAGCCTTCCAAATTGGTCTACGGCTACGTTTCCAATATTAAAAGCTTTCTCAACCTTTTCTCTAGACTTAAAGAATGCATCTACTGCATCTGATGGCATACAAGCAAATCTTCCTAAAGCATCCACGGCATTCTTGTAAAAAGCTACCTTAAAATCATCAATCTTTCTTACTGGATTGACCTCCCACGTAGGTCTTTTTAAAGCGTACATCCTTGGATACTTATATGAAAGAATATGATCTTCTTCCCATTCTACGTCAAACTCGTTACCTTCAGTTCCGTCTGGAAGGTCTTCATCTAATTTAAAATGATGTGTTCTTACTATGACTTCTTTTTCTGCCACAACATCGTCATATCTTTGCTGAATATAATCGTTCTTATATCTAGGGAAAGAAAGCAAAATCACCTTACCAAAATCTGGAAAGCGTGAATCTACTGATGCACGATACATATCATAGATTGCGCTACCAGTTTTTGCCTGCTCATGACCAGTTGTATTCTCTGTAGCAAAGCCTGAAATTTCATCTAGGATAATAACAATAACGTTATAGCCTTCCCATGCTTCACGTTCAGAGTGACCAGAGTGCACCGTTATTGCTTTATCAAATTTAATTTCTGAGGCTTTGGATTCGTATCTACCAGCAAACCAAGGCGACTTATCTATTCTTGTTTTAAAACCTTTAAAGAAAACATTTTGTGCCTGTTGAGAGTTAATTGCAATGTTAATAATATCAATTGAGTCTCCAGGAGGCTTTCCGTAATATGTAGCAGGATCTTTAAGACACAATAGTAAATATACTATATAGGCTACAGAGATAGTAGAGCAGTAGTCTTTGCCAGAACCTTTACCTAATTGAGCAACAACCTCATTAGCCGTCTGCTTAAACATTCGTTTTCCTTCTTCGTCCCCCAGAAGCTTAATCAATGTTGATTCTTTATATATCTGAGAGCTTTTTTCAATTAAAGTATACTGATGTTCAGATAGTGGTGGCAGTCCAAGGTATTCGGGACTTTGTACAAATGTGCGAAGATCTACTGGACGCTCATCAAACTCTTCGCCATCCAATATATCAATCAGATCATTAAAATTAAATTCCATTATTATTTTCCACTAGGTCTTTAATTGTTTGAACTACGTCACCTTCAATTTTTTCTGGTATTGTTACAGTGGTTACATTCATTTTATTATCTTTTAAAACAGTCGAATAATAATTTGTCATTGTCTCTACGAAGTTATCCTGAGTAGAGTCTAATGTTAGGAAAGTCACATTGGTTTCTGGATTTCCGTAGTAAAGATTTACTATAGACGATCCAAGAAAACAAACTACATCTGAAGATTCTCTTATGACTTTTATCTGCTCTAGCGGGTTAAGGTCTTCCATAAATACTGGTTCATATCCTTTAGACACAAAATACTTTTCTATTTCTACTTCGTTAGGATGGCACCTTATGTAGTTGCGTCTAGATATGTATGTCTTTTTATTATTATCAGACACAGTAAATCTTGACTCAAACTCTTTAAGTATATAAGGTCTAGCCCAATTAATAGTATCTAGATCTGCACTAAGGTTTCCTCTATCTAAAGAAATTGATGGGTAATATTCTTTCTTGTCTTTATATACTGGAGAACCGTTTAATATAACTCTATTATATATATCCTCTTCGTTTAAGTCTAATGTAAAGCAGCTTTCATAAAATACATAAGCAGAATCAAAATTTAAATTAATAAAAGGAATGTCTTCTATGTTAAAGCATTCATAATCAATTTCTAATAAGTCTAACCAGAACTTAAATGAAGACCCGTCCCCTTCTCTGCCTTGATATTCTGGTGTCCCGTTTAATCCAAAAAATATTCCATCTTTATTTTTCTTTTCGTCTGCAAACATTAGTAGCTTGAAGTTTGGATCTTTTTGTTTTAAGAAAAATATTTTAGGTAGGTGCTCTAACATAAAATGAAAAAATCTAGCAGTGTAGGCAATTAGGTATACAGATCTACCATCAAATGCTTTCTTTGGGCTATCGTGTATTGAATCTATAATTGGATTTACCATAAATCTATTCATACCTCTTAGTAAATCAAGCTCTTCTGGTATGCTAAATATTTTTCCTTCTGGATTCCATCTTTCGAATAGACCAAGCGATCTTTCGCCTCCCTCATAAAATTTAAAAGATGGGTTCTTATACTTTACGCATATCTCACTCCCAGTCATCTTTGAAACTTCTTCCACGCCTACTCCAGTTTCAATAGTTAATGACATTTTTAGATATTCTTTTAAGTCTTCTGGTGTACCTAATCCAGCCATTTCTTTAACCAGTACAGTATTTATTACTCTTCCGTCTAGAATTGCTTCGTTGTATACTGGGCAAATGTAGAATTCGTTGTTTGTTTTTGTATTTTTTGCAATCATTTTTTCTGCATACTTTACAAAATTAGATCCAGTGCTCCAGTAATATATACCGCATGTAGCGCTATTGCTAATTACTTCTTTTTCTGCAACCCTATCGACCAGCCCATATATATTTTTCTTTGCATAAGACCACTTACTTTCATTTGATAAAAATGTTAGCATAGATCCTTCTATTCCAGAAGATATTAATTTTTCCATTACAGTTTCAGGATCCCATAAAACATATTGATCTGAATTTGCTATAAGCAATGGTGAGTCGTTATCTATTAGATCTTTAGCTAGTAGCGCAGACTTAGCCGCACCTTCTAGTCGACCATCTTGGGGGATTAAAGTAAAATTTTTACAAAAACTTTCTATGTGTTCTCTTAAATTATATTTACTGATGTGTTCTTCTTTAGCCACAAATATGTAGTGTGCGTCTAGTCCTATGTTATCGTGAACTAAATTAATCATAGACTTACCATTAACATCTATCATCGGCTTTGGATCTGTATATCCAGCAGCAGCAAACCTGGATCCTTCTCCAGCCATAGGTATCAATACATTTATTTGTTTAGGCTTTCTATTTAACTCTGATTGAATTAAGTCCATGGTTACTGATGCCCTGCCCTCTATTGGCACAAGCCTTGCTTCACTTTTAATTGCAGCTGTCTTCCCTACAACGCTATCTTCAAAGATTGTAGTATAAAATGACGCACAAACAAAATGCTCTATGCACTTTAAATATATTTCTGGGCTTGGCTTAGACATCTTAACATCTTCATTGCTTAAGTATAGGTCTACGATATCTATTAATCCTAGCGATGTTAAGCAGACTTCTACTGTTTCTTTTATGCAATTACTAGCAATTGCTATATCTACATCCCATTGCTTTATTGCTTTAAATATATCTATAAGCTCTTGATCTTCTTTTAATTCTTTAAAAAATAATATAGACTGCTTTTGCTTATCCTCATATATAGTTTCATGAAGATCTTCTGGAAGACCTTTTAACATCGTTAGCATCTCTAGCTTTTTCTTTGTAGGTAAACCCTCATATATATCTTTTTGTTCTTCTTCAGATATAACAAACTGCTCTCCAGCTTTAGCCAGTGCTAAATTTAATGAATCAAAGTGTATCTTCTTGCTATCTACTAGTACACCATCTAGGTCAAATATGAACAGTCTTCTACTCATGAAACTTCCGAGTCTATATATATTGGTTCAACTACTCCAGTAACCTGTGACAATCTTTTAGCTACGTCCATCTTGCATTTAGGGCAAGAGGAGGTTACTTCCTTTAGTATCTTTACAAGTATCTCTTGCTTTCTTTCTGCTTCAGCAATTTGAGAGGCTAACTCATTATTCTCAAGTACGCCTACCGATTGAAGCATCCCAATTCTTTTTGTTTCTATATCGGCTATAAGCTTTAGAGCTCCCGCTTTAACGTTTAGCTGCCCTTGTGTATCTGCATCTTCTACGGTCTTCCAGGCTTCTTTAATAAGCATGGCATAGTGTTGGTCAGCACCTGATATGGCTTCTTTGGCACGATCCCTTAAGCTGTTATCGTTGTGGACTACAGACTTCCACTCATCAATAAACTCTAAAACTTCTTTGCGGGAAAACCCAGTAAGGGTTGCTATTTGGCTAGCAGAATTACCCTTCAGTAGTTCTTCAACTACCTTGTTCATTCTATCGAAGTGTACTGCTGGCTCTAATTCAGACATAGATTTATTATACTTCTAGTCGACTGAAATTGCAACCTGACTTTTAGCAATCTTATAAAGAATTAAATATCCAATTAGATCATCAATATCATTGTCTCCAGCAAAGCCTTGATTGTTCTTTACTCTATTTAGCTTATCATCAATTCTGACCTTTAATTGTTCTGTTGAATCCGCCGTCGAAAATATTCTTGCTGGCTCTAATGCTGAATTGCCATAGGATATATTCTTATCAATTAGCATGTGTGCAATATCTAAGCAAGAATTTAAAATTGCATGTCCAGCAGGAGCTCCAACTGCATGCAAATATAAATCTTCATACTTAAATTCTTTTGCATCTTCAAATACTGGCCTTAGTCTAGTAGCGCCCCTGATCATTCCATCTCCTTATATAATCTTTTAAGTCCTCTTAGAGTTCCAATATCCATATATTGTCCTCCTGGTCTTACCGCCCTAATATTAGCACCCATAGATATCCAATCCTTTATTTGTTTACCTGGATGCTCTAATGTACTATCGATGTATCTTATCATATTTTTTCGGAATAACATAGTCCCCCACATGTCTGGGTATTCACAGTTATCCACTTTATCTTCTGATGCTGTTACCTTATCATCATGTACTAAAATTTGACCAACTCTGCCCTTTAGCTCTTCTTTGCATTCCCATATTCCTAAAACAAGATCAGCAGTATCTTTTTTAAATAAAGGCTTGTAAATATTTCCTGGCGCATTTAAAATATATGTATCTGGCATACCAACAAGCACGGTATCGTTATAGTCACCGACCATAAACTTTACTGCATCTGACATTGTTGATGGCTCACGAACAATTAGCTTAATGTTCATGTCCATGTTTTGAATAATTGGAACCCACTCTGCCCTAGTTGAAACTCTAACTTCATCACAAACTTCTAGCATTTGCTCGACATGCCATTGAAGAAGAGATCTTTCATCAGAAATTGGTAGGCAAAACTTAGGTATGCCACCTACTCTAGAAGCTTTTCCAGATGCTGGTAATATTCCAACTACATTCATTCTTCATTCCATTCATGAGGATTAAATCCATTAGGATATGATTCGTTTACCATTGGATCTTTTTTCCATGCAATCCATCCAGCTTCTCTGTCATCTCCCCAATATAGATGAACGACATCTACATCTAGTAATCTTCTAGCCTCTGGACCATTTAATATCTTTACATTATTATTTTTTAGCCAATCCATTTCCATTAGCTCTGGAGCCCAATCATTCAAATGCTTTTGATAAGGCTCTACTCCCAATTCTCTGTATACTGCATCTGTAAACATTTGTACATCAGTATAATAATGAACCATGTGATTATGCTTAACAATTCCATCTGCACATCTTTCAACAGCTAGATCTATTGCCGCTTTCATTATTGGACTGCCAGCCTTTGCAGCAATTACTTGAGTTGCAAGCCATGGTGTGTCTCTTTCAATATCTAGAAGGGCATCGTTTTCATCACTTAGCCAAGTTGAAATAGGTGCCTTGCAATGAGTATCCATGTCTGCATAGACTCCACCATTTATATAAAGGATTGCAAATCTCCATAAGCCAGCCTTCATTACACCTAAAGGTAGATTTACATATGTATTGTATACATTCTCTGGAAAGTTTAGCTTAAAAAATTCTTCTCTGTCGGGACCAGACATATACCCATGATTCCAGTCTGGGTTCATGTGCTTCCATGTCTCTATGCTTTCTTTAGCATACTGTGGCAGATCTTCATATGAAGTTTCGTATGTTTGCCAAATAGTTTTTTCAATACTCATCTTTTTTTAATTAACCCAAACTGCTCTAGATATCTCTGTATAGTCATAGCAGAGACCTGACACTCTTTACCTATTTCGGTAACAGTTTTCTTTTGAACAACATACCTTCTATACAACCACTCTTTACTTTGATATAGTTTCATCGTTCAGTTAGCACCTTATTTGCATAATGAGCAATCCCAAATGAATCTGCTACATCATAGTCTGTTAAATTTATACCGTACTTATTATTAAAATAATCTGCGGTTCTTTGCTTTCTCATATTACGCAGTTGATTTTTATACCATGAATCTGCATATCCTGGGTTAGCCAATCTTATTGCAGACTTCTCATCTTTCGTCGGATTTTTGTTGCCAATGTACGCCTGCCAAGCGGTAGGGCTAATAGTAATAACCTTAGCGCCAGTAGACATAAGCTCAGCAATAACAACTCCATAGACATAAGACAATTTTATCACAGCATCGGGTGATCTGACAAGTACTGCACCCTCAACTACAATGTAATCTGACTTAAGTTCTTCAAGCATTAGATGCATTTTTATTTTAGCATCGTGTATTTTTTCATATATATCTGAGCCAGAAAGATCTACCTTACCCCATTTTAATGGTACATCGTTTTCCATAAGACAAAATGCAATCGAATTAGTTGATGCGTCTATGCCAAGAACTCTGTGGGCCTTGGTCTTTATAAGCTCAGCTAATTTCATCGATCATTCCAAGCAATTTATTTCTTTCAGCTACAGTACTTTTCTTTTCGCAAGACGAGCACAGAGTTCCTTGGTTGTATCTACTTAATTTAAGATTACATTTTCTGCATCCACGAATAGACCCATTTCTAATTGCTTTCTTTTCATAATACTTTTCCATGATTCTACGGTTAGTTGCAATTCTACAGCACTCATCAGAACAATATTTTTGATTGTGAGTCTTTGACTCAAAGTCTTTAGCGCACTCCTTGTTATAGCAAATCATATTGTTGGGGTCTCATAAAGCTCTATTTGTACTGTGCCTACTGGTGTATCTTTGCTGTAGCACTCTTTTTTAATAGGGCAGTATGTGCATGGCATTTTAGATTTTGATGAACCAGCTGGACGCATTGGAAGATCTCCATCTTTGAAGTTATCGTAAACTTCTTGCATCCATAAAAAAGCCTCTTCAATTATTTGTTTATTTTTTTCATTCATTGAAATTGGAATGACAAGTAGCTCCTGTGTATTTTTATTTTCGTACAGGAAGAATCCCTCTTTAGCATTCTTTAGCTTCATGTATGTAAGTAGCTGAAGCATGTGGTTTGCGGAGGACTTCATTTCTGACTGTCTTGTATCCCAAACTTCTTGCTTAGCCGTCTTGATTTCACCAATAACAGTCTCACCATCGTACTCCATAATTAAATCTATAAAGCCTCTAATTGGCGGATACTCATTGATAATTTCTTCTTCTTCCGCTCTCCACTCTGGCATAGTAGAGATAAGCTTTTGCAGCCTTTCGTGGGCCTGTGTTCCCTGTGCCATATTAGCAACTGCAACTGCATCGTTGTCATCAATAAATACTGCTCCAGAAAATGCCATATACCAGTACCTAGGACACTTTCCATGACCGTAACCAAGCGAGCTTGGGCTAAATGATTTCTTTGTCATAGATCCGTCTGCACGTTTTGTATTTTTATATGCATCGTCTAACAGCTGAGCAAACTTTTCTGGGTCAAAGAACTTACCAGTATGTTTCTTAAACTTAAGATTCTTTACTATATCTCTACCCATTATGAATTATACCTAACGACATACTTAAGTGCATCTACAAGTTTGTCTATGGACTCCTTTA